ATGCCCTGTAATCCATAAGGGGACTACCGGACACAATTACACCTATGCCGATTTGCCGGCAATTTTTAAGGTAATTATGCCTTTATTAAAGAAGCATAAACTAGGGTTTATTCAGCCTTTACAGGATGACAAATTGCAAACGATTGTTTTCCACATTGAGACAAGCGAAACAATTACTAGCGAGGTAACAATACCTCAAATAGTTCTTAGGGGAATGAATGAATATCAGTCGCTAGGATCGGCGATAACGTATTATCGTAGGTACTCCATTGCAAGTCTTTTGACTTTAGTGACCGATAAGGATACGGACGCAGCCGGAGAAAAGGAATACGATTTACCGGCATATTTAAAAAAGCATAAAAATATTACCGATTTAACATTGGCAATAGACTTTTGTGAAAACATTCAAGAGTTGGCTAAATTACACACCTTAAACAAGGAGTTAATAAACCCAGCTATTCAAGCATTATTTACCTCAAAGAAAAACCATCTATAAAATGAATACTCTAGCAATATGGGAAATCGCACCCTCTAAAAGCGAAATCGAAACCTTAGCGCAAAACGTAGCCAACGAATTAAGCGAAGGCACAATCAAAGCCGAGGACGTGGCCGTAAAGATTTCAGTAATGGAGAACTTTACTAAAACATTAAGGGCAAAAAGTGAGGAGCATATTATTGACTTCCTGGATAAATGCCCTAAAGGCAAGTATGACCACTTAGGAGCCTCGTTAAGCCTCAAGGATACGCAAACCTATGACTATGCAGCCTACTCGCCTAGATGGGCAGAATTACAGGCGCAAATCGATGTATTAAAGGCCGAGCAAAAAGACATAGAAGAAAACGGTAAAAAGTTCGAACGTGGACAAATACCTTTAAAGTCTTATAAGCAATCTTTCGTAATCACATTAAATAAATAAAAATGGAAAAGAAACAAAACTATGGAGCTTGGAAAAAAGCTACCTCTAAGGGTGAAGTAATTGAATTTACTATTGAAGGGCAACGCTATTCAATGTGGCCTAATTCATATAAGAAGCCGGATAGTAAAGACCCCGACTTTAAGATATTTCCTAACGACTTTAAGCCTAAGGCTGAACTTAAAAAGGAATATGCAGAACCAATGAATAAACAAGAAGCTGAGGACGATTTACCATTTTAACAAAACTTTAATTAAACCACTATGACAACACAAAACCAACAAATCAAAGCCTATTTAACTAAAGGCAAATCAATTACTCCGTTAGATGCTTTAAATAAATTTGGCTGCTTTAGATTAGCCGCCAGGATAAGCGATTTAAGGAATGAAGGATTAAAGATTGCGACTAAAAATGTAACTATTGGCAATAAAACTTTTGCAAGTTATTCGGTAAAATAGTTTATCTTTGCAACAGGTGTCGGATACCTATTCAAAACTTATTGGCTCAAAGCTGAACCTCCAATCCGACTGGGGGGAACGCCGAGAGCCTTTTTTATTTATGGCAAAGGATACATTTTACTTTTCGCACGACTATAATAGCCGGAACGATGAAAAGATTAAGTTTCTATTAAGGAAACACGGGATAACAGGATACGGCTTATTTTGGGTAATTATTGAAGATTTGTATAATAATGCGAACGCATTGCGAACGGATTACGAAGGCATTGCGTTTGATTACAGGGTGGAATGCGAAGTAGTAAAATCAGTAATTAATGACTTTGATTTATTTGTATTTGATGGTGAAACTTTTGGTAGTTTATCAGTACAAAAAAGATTAGATGAAAGAGATAGTAAAAGTGTAAAGGCAAGACAATCAGCAAGTAAGCGATGGACTAATGCGAACGCAAAGCAAACGCAATGCGATGGCAATGCTATAAAGGAAAGTAAAGGAAAGGAAATAAAGGAAAAGAAAGTAAATAAAGGAAAGGAAATAACATTCCCTTTTAGTAGTGATGTATTTAAAAAATATTGGTCTTTATGGGTTGAATTTAAGAAGGAACAATTTAACTTTACTTATAAATCAAGTATATCTATTCAAGCTACCTTAAATGAATTAGTAAAACTTTCTAACGGACAAGAACAAATTGCAATTAAAATAATAGAACAATCTATTGCTAAAGGGTGGCAAGGCTTATTCCAACTAAAAACCGAAAACAATGCAACTAACAACACAAACAAAATCGCTCCAAAAGTTACCGAACAACAGTTACACGAAGCCTTTATTAAACGACATAATGATTGGAAATAATGGCGGCGTACACAATGAGCTATGCCGGTTCAAAGATAAAGGCGAAGCAATGCCATTGAAGATAATTGAATTAGTGCCAGTAAGTGAAAGGCTTCCGGCTTTAGTAAAAATGTATGGAAACGATAAGATAGCAGCCGTATTAAGTAAATCAGTTACAAGAGCTTTAAACAACTTTAATCTAAGGGTAGCAATGACACCGGAGCAAATAACCGATCTATGCTATGCGATATTAGATGAAGCAGAACAGGACCAACTAGCTATCCAGGACGTTTTATTATTCCTTGACGGAATGGTTAAATATAAATATGGCAAAGTATATGACCGTATGGATATGCCTACATTCTTTGAGATGCTTGAGAAATACCGTGAGGAGCGGCATCTAGCGTTTATCAATGGTAAGGACGAAGCACACGCACAATTTAAGGCAATGGGCGATAGTAACCGTACAAGCCAGGACATAGACAAAGAAGCCAACAGGAATGCAATGCAACAATATTTAAGAACTAAATAAACCTATTGTCCCTGCCTTAAATTATTAATTAACCGGGATGTTGGTTATAAATCGGTGGGGACATTTTTAAACTATGAGCAACAAATTATACGAACACATTTGTAACAAGTATCCTAAAGTAGAATATAAAGGCGAAGACTTAAGCCTAGAAAACCTTTACACCCAGGAGCTAAAAAAGAGATGGCAAAACACAATACAATATCCAACAGTTACGGACATTGTAATTGAGTTAAGAATAAGCGAAAGAACAGTTTATAGATTGGCAAAACAAAACAATCTAGGCTCAAGATGGCAACACCGTAAAAATAATCAAATATGAATTTCTTATTAGGCTTTTTATGCGTAATTATATTTACTGCATTATGTACGACAATTTACGTTTATAACGACTCAAACGAAAAGAAATGAAATATATAAAGTTTTTTCTTATTAGCATTCCTTTAGCGTGTATGCTTTACAGTATGGCGACATTGATTAGATTAATTAAAAGATTATGAGTAACGAGGTTAAAGGATTGGAGAACAGTAGGCCGATTAAAATGATTGATATTGAGACAAAAGAAACAACTGTATTTAGGTCAATAGCATACGCAAAAAGAATAACTGGGTTAACGGAGTATGGAATAAGAGCCGGTTTAAATCCACTACAAAAGAAACGATTTAGGGTAAATGGCCGGACTGTTTGTTTTAGAGTAATTAAATAGCTAGTTTTGCAATATGGCATTAATAACTATTCCTAAACTAACTACAAAGGCTCAAACTATATTTAACAGATATATAAGGCAAAGAGATAGCGAAGATGGGTATTTTACTTGTATTAGTTGCGGCCAGGTTAAAGCAACTGAGTTAATGGATGCCGGACACTACGTTCCCGTTAAAGGAAGCTCGGCTTTAAGGTTTGATGAATACAATGTAAACGGTGAGTGTAAAAGCTGCAATGGCTTTGACCAATTTCACTTAATAGGCTATCGCAGAAACCTAATTGACAAAGTAGGTGAACGCAAGGTCATAGAATTAGAGCAGCAACATAGACTAATTAAAAAATGGAATAGATCCGAATTAAACGAAATAATCGAAACGTATGGCAAAGCTAACTAGCAACGGTAAAATATCCTTCGGCAAAAAGAAAGAAGGCAAAGCAAAGAAATCTTATAACAAACATTCACCTAAACCAAAACCTTACAAAGGACAAGGAAGATAATAATATGAAACAATGGCTTAAAACATTTTACAGGTTATATATCAAATGTCAAAACAATCAATTTATTGGTAAATTCTAACTATGACAGATAAAAAAATAGAAATCAAGGTCGTTAAGATTAGCGACATTAAATCCAACCCTAATAACCCTAGAATAATAAAGGACCATAAGTTTAAACAGTTAGTAAAGTCTATTCAAGACTTTCCGCAGATGCTAGAACTTAGGCCGATAGTAATTGACGAAAACAATATTGTATTGGGTGGCAATATGCGATTAAAGGCTTGTATTGAGGCCGGACTTAGTGAGGTGCCAGTTATTCACGCAAACAATTTAACCGAGGAGCAAAAGAAAGAGTTTATCATAAAGGATAATATAAGTTTTGGTGAGCAAAATTGGGAACTATTGGCTAACGAATGGAACATAGAAGACTTAGACGATTGGGGTTTAGATATACCCGCATTTGCAAATAATGACATTGCAGAAAAACAAGATAACTTTAAAGGTGAGAAGGTTTGCCCTAATTGTGGCGTATCTTTGTAATTAATTAGAAAGTAATTAGAGATATGGCGAACGAACAAAACTTAATACCGGCGCAAAAAGGAGAGGTAAGAAACCCAAATGGCAGACCGAAGGGAGTGCCTAATAGCAAGACAAGATTACTTAGACTTTTAGAATTAATTACCGAAACAAAGAACCCTGTTACAGGCGAAACGGAAGAATTTACAATAGCTGAACAATTAGATATGCAAATAATAGCTAAGGCAAGAAAAGGCGATTTAAAGGCATACGAAATATTATTAGACCGATTAGAGGGTAAACCTAAACAATCTAGCGAAATTGAAGTGAGTGGTGGAATGACAATTAATTGGGACGAGAAAAAAACATACGTTGAAAATAAGGGCAGCCTATAATGGAATTATCCATAAAACAAACTATTGCACTCGATTTGCTCGAGGATAAAACAACAAACGAAATACTATTCGGTGGCGGAGCCGGTGGCGGTAAGACTGCGCTAGGTTGTTATTGGCAATTAAAGCAAAGATTAAAGTATCCTAATACAAGAGGATTGATAGGCCGGGCGGTATTAAAGACGCTTAAAGAAACTACCTTAGTATCATTCTTTCAGGTAGCAAAGATGCAAGGGCTTGAGGCTAATAAACATTATAAGTACAACGGGCAAATGAGCCAAATAGAGTTTTTTAACGGCTCAACTATTCTACTGAAAGATTTATATTCTTATCCAAGCGATCCAAACTTTGATGAATTAGGTTCCCTTGAGATTACGGACGCATTCATTGACGAAGCCAACCAGGTTGACGATAAAGCTCGTAACATTATTAAATCAAGAATAAGATTTCAGTTAGACCAAAACGACTTAGTGCCTAAGATACTTTACACTTGCAACCCTGCAAAGAATTGGACTTATTCGGAGTTTTACAAGCCTCAGCAAGACGGAACAATTAAGCACAATAAAAGATTTATTTCCTCGTTAATAGATGACAATCCATTCATATCAAAGCACTATAAAGAGAACTTATTAACTTTAGATAAGGTAAGCCAAGAGCGTTTACTTTATGGTAATTGGGAATACTTATCCGATCCTGCTCAATTAATAGACTATGAAAAAATACTTGACTGCTTTACTAGCGATTATTTACCTAACGGTTCATCTTACATTTCTTGCGACGTTGCTCGTTTCGGCGGCGATAGTACTGTCATTGGCTTATGGAGTGGCTACCGTGTTAAACTGTTTCAATACAATGGTAAAAGCGTTGTCGAAGTCGCTGAAATAATAAAGAAACTACAAAAGGAATACCAGGTTGCTACTTCTAATATCGTAGTGGACGAGGACGGAGTAGGTGGCGGCGTATGCGATATACTTAGGTGCAAAGGCTTTGTCAATAATTCAAAGGCGTTAGTAAACCCAATCACTAAGGCAAAAGAGAATTACGATAACCTTAAATCACAATGTTATTATAAGTTAGCCGAGTTAATAAATGATAGTAAATTATATATCAATGCCGACGGCAAACAAAAGCAATTAATTATAGAAGAGTTAGAGCAAGTAAAACAAAAGCACGTTGACAAAGACAGTAGTATGGGTATAATACCAAAGGATAAAGTAAAGGCTTTGATTGGCCGGTCCCCGGATTTCTCGGACTGTTTAGCTATGAGAATGATATTTGAATATACTCCAAAATTTGTAGTAAGTGTATTTTAGGATAAAATAACTAACTTTGAACATAAATCGTACATTATGGGATTATTAGATTTCTTTAGTAAAAAGAAAGTGAATACTGTTTTACCTCAAATGCCGTTCAATACTCAAGTAGCAATTCAACAAGGAATAGTTACTTGGCAAGGACAAAACGCACAGGCTTACGTTAGAGACGGCTATCAATCAAACGATATAGTTTATTCAATCGTAAAGTTAATTACTGATAAAGCAAAACTTGCTCCTTTCCACGTTTATAAAATTATTGACCAAACCGCAGCAAAGAGATACAAGTCTTTAATGAAGCAGCCGGATAAGATTGAGAATTGGAATGAAGTAACACAATTACATAAAAAAGCATTTGAACTATACGACGGTGACGCAAGATTAAATCAGTTGCTTAAATATCCTAACGAAGAGGACACCTGGGCGGACTTAGTAGAACAATGGTGTGGCTTTAAATTATTAACCGGCAATACTTTTATCTATGCTAAAATGATTGAAGGCGGAGCTAACGATGGCAAACCTTTTGAACTGTTTGCTTTGCCGGCTCAGTTTATGGCAATCATTGCAGATATTGAAGTGTTTCCACCGACTAGAGTTGGCTATCAATTATACTACGGTAAGTTATGGTCATTTAGCACAAAAGAAATATTACACGATAAATACTT